CCTTCGGGAGGAATAGACCGGCGTTGGGAACGCTGATAGCGTCTTTCATCTCGATACGTTCGTTCTCGAGCGTTTTCCCATTGTTGCGCCAGACAAACTCGTAGGTGGTTTGATCATTGAACTCGATCATAGTGGACTATGTCTCCTTCGGTTTATCTGTTGATCAGGTTAATACGAACAACACCCTTAGCCGCGGTACCACCAGCGTAGGTGATATTATCTGGCAATCCGCCAGAAGCCGAGCCAGGCATCTTATCCAGATCACCAAGACCCTGATAAGCTGTTCGCACGCGTTCCAGGTAGTCCTTCGGATGACCTGTGTCGATCTTCCACGCTTGTCCGATAACCGCTTCAAAGAAGTCGGTGTTCTCGGTCCACTTGACCATATCCGAATTGAGATCGTAAGTCAAGAAGTCGCCCGGGGCGAGTGCTAGACCTGAGTCGAACAGGACGGCAATACCATCAAACGCGATGGTAGCTTTGTCGTCTACGCGTGGCAGCTCGATGTAGTAGTCGCAGAGGACTGCTAACTGGTGCTGCATGTTATAGTTATGGAAATTCATTCCACTTGGGTTTCCACCGTGCACTCCACCGGCCCAACGAAAATAGTTGTACGGCGCAATGCCGATCGGGTAACTTACAGATGTAACTTCAGTGACATTGCTGTCAGCGTCGTCTTCATCTTCAGTAACCATGTCAGCGATATACTGTACGCCATTGGCTGTAGTTACAACTGTGAAGAAACCTTCAACTACATAGTCTCCCGCGACAACATCACTTCCGCCTGCGTGTTGTACCGCAGGGCCGTTGATATTGGTTTGGGCGACGTCAATAGCTGCATAAGTGGAGGCCAGGCCGTCAGAAGCCGAGCCTAGAGCATCAACAGCCGCACGAGCAGCAGTTCTATTTGCTCCAAGTAGGCCATTTTCTGCATCCCAAGCAGTTGCATATGCTTCGGCCTGAAGTTTCAGACCCGCAGGGACCACATCACCGTTGCTGTCAAGGGCAACAACTTTACCGGCTGAGACGACAAAGTAATCTTCAAGATACTTGTCAAACCTTACCAGCGGTAGGTATGGTGCCGGAATGAGTTCTTCCGCCGGTCTAATACCTTCGGAGATCTCAATATTCGGAGTGAGGTTGCCCACGTGATCCCACTTTTTGTGGTTGGCAACGTACTGTTGGTACATTAGTTGTTATCCTCCTCAGTTTCCTCAGTTTTTTCAAACTTGAGGTGTTTACCGAACTTCTCTTTCACGGAATCGAGAAACTCCCGGGCAGCCTTACTTCCTGCCACGGCGTCAATCCTGTTATAGGTAGCCATAACATCTTTATCGGAAGGAATTTGCTCTGCCGCGGGTGAATCATCGTCACCGGTTGCATCCGACCTTGCGGTAGGATCTTTAACGGTTCCCTCCGGGTCTCTCGCCATACCGTCATTGAGTCTCTTAGCAGCGGCTTCGACATCGAAGCCGTCTTCGAGACCACGGACGGCGTCACGCATATCAGATGTATCCTGAGCTAAGAACTCGTCCCGTGCAGCATCCACATCTTCGATGTTTTCGCCACGTAGGGTTCTGAGTTCAAGGGCGCGACTAGCAAGACGATCTTTCAGCTCCTGAGTAAGCTGAACATTTTCCTCACTAAGGACTCTGTAATCGTCCTCGAATACCGTGAGCTGATCCTTCGTGACTTCGAGTTTCGCGTCTCTGTACTCGACATCGCCTTTGAGCTTTTCGATCTTCTCTTCAGCCTGAGCCAAGAGAGCCTTAAGCTCTTCGACTGTCTCTACATTATCCTTCTTTTTACTGCCACAAGCGGGCAGAGATGGATGATGTTTACAGACACAACTCTTGATGCCAGAAGGATTCGGTGCGTGTCTCGCATAACTTAATGCAGAGATAGCACGCTTTCTTGTGTTAACAGGGTAGCTCCCCTTAGGGGCGCCACCGGCTGGACCACAGAATGGACCTGTTTTATATTTGCCGACGTTAGATCCGCCAGGCTTGTCCTGGGGACGTTTCTTGGCCTGATCTTCGTCATCAAGCAGGTCTTCGGTCTCATCCGTGACTTCCAATACTTCATCGTCACCAGGAAGTGCAGCAGCCATAGCATCGATGAAGTCATTGATTTGATCCACAGGGATCTTATCCATGTCTTCTTCGTTGCATTCTTCACTGCCCTTGTCGTCCTCCTTGGTGCACTTTAAGGAAGCTTTCTTCCTGTCCAGTGCCTCAACGATGGCGTCCTTGACCCCGGGAGCATCATAACCTTCCAAAACCTTGAGTGCAGCATCAATGTGCGCACAATCATAGCATGGAAAGGCTCGATCCTTGGGGTAGGCAAAATCGGAAGCCCTGAGAAGACCAAGATTTGCCTCATCCAGATGAGCAGTTTCATCTTCGAGGTGCTCTTTCATCTTTTCGTAGGACTTCTCAGTGTCAAGGATCTCTTTGAGGTCGAGCAGTTCCTGGTCGCCGTCTTCGGTATCGTCCCCGGCGTCATCTCCATCGGTCTGCCCAGCAGGGTCGGTGTCTTGGTCATCGGTGGCATCACTAGTGGCATCGCCATCAGTGGTGTCATCGGCAGCGTCGGCAGCAGCAGCAGCAGCTGTAGCTTCCTCGTCAGCCTTGACCTGGAGCTCAATCTCGTTGTCCTCTAGGTCTTTGATTTCCATTTCACCGGCCTTTTCCCTCAGCTTTTTGCTCAACTCAGCTTTGTCATCAATCTTCTCCGGCTCATCAGAGTCGCAGCAGTTGATGGTAAGCAGGGAATGAGCCAGCTTAAGAGATTCCTTGTCTTTTACTAGCTCTTCAGGCAGGTCCTTGGAGGTGTCTTCGAGGGCGGCCGTGAGCAGAGACAGTACTTCCTGCTCTCTGGTCTTATCACTCATAAGATCTATAACCTCCTCTAGGGGTCCTTCATTGTCTTGTAGACTGATCTGTGCCTCGCTTGCTAAATCAAAAATACATGCAGGGCCCTTACAAAAGAGCGCCATGTCAACATCTCGGACGTCCTCGTCAGCATCGCCATCATAGGCTCTGTGACGTACATCGCCCTCAACGATGTCAACAGTGCGTGCAGCCCGATCAGCAGGCTTATTGACAAAGGAAACCTCGCTATAGATGTGTTCCCCAGGCAGTAACACAGCATGAACTCCTTCATAACTGTCACCTGGTTCATGATCGCACATACCATCCGCAACCCAGTCCTGCAGACAGACAGAGCACATGGCTTTATCTGTACTATGAGCAGTTGATACTGTCAGGTAACGCTGGTCCAGTACTTTATCCATAGATGCTGGATCAGAGATTTCTGCAACCAGTTCTACGTATCCGAGTCCTTCGTAATCATCACGATCATCAAAGTTGTTCAGAATGTACTGTACGGCGCTCTGTAGGTCCTTGCCCTCCAGACCGCCTTGAGACAAGCGTTGTAATTCAGTATCGTTAATTGGGTAGCGAGTTGAAAGATCCACATAGCGAGCACTTACCACACGTCCGATAGGGTCCTTGAAGTCATCGTGGTGTGTTAACACGGGCTTTGGGTATGGGGTCAAGAACGAGCCTGTCCCATCCCGCATGCGCTCTGGCAAATAAAAGCCCTTGTTAGAAGTTTTAAGCGCTGCATGTGTTGCTGCAATTCTAACTAACAGCGAGGGAGCGTTAGAAGTAGAAATTGCATCTTTTACTTGTGCGAATCGGTCATCTACAGCGTGTACTGTTCCTCTGACAATGTCGTGAAAAACAGCGTAACGCTTTGGTTTACTCATTAGGCACATTCCTCGCCATTCGTGATAGTCAGCATAATAGTAAAGACTGATTATCAAAAAAGGTTACGTAAACTTACGTTGGTTGGGCACCTTGGGCAAGTGGTTTTGGATCTAATGCATGCATTTTACAGATGCGTACCGCTAAGGCATTGACTTCCTTAGAAGTTAACCCCTTGTTACCTTTTCGGACCGCAACTTTGGCTGCACGCATACAAGCGTTATTTTGTGCCTTGCCACTGGTCTTTGGTGGATTAATCTTGTCCAACTGTGCATTCCTGCCCGTCCCAGGCTCAAACTTAGAGCGACAAATAGCTATCGCACTACTCTTAATCCTCGAGCTGGACCAAGTTGGATGACGTTTAAGTAGATCCTTCTTTACAGATATCACACAACGCTCCACCTTAGGGATCAGATCTTCCATATCCACATCTTGTACCGCCTCATCATACTCGCGGTCGAAGACAGGAGGTCCTTCCCCACCTGTGTGTACATGAATCCCATGCGGTCCCTTGCCGGGGCCGGTATAGGTTTCACCGTCAGCCTTTAGATGGACGTGGTCGCCGTCTGCCAGCCCTTCACTAACCGGAGGCTCTTCAGGCGGACCTGTATACTCACCATCAGACTGTCGATGGATATGGTAATCCATCAGTTCGTTGATTTCAGCCTGCATAGCATGCAGACGGGTATAATAGTCAGGAAGTTCTGCTAGATGGTCTTTGGATAGCTCTCGAGCAATAGCCATATCATCGGTATGCTCGTACTCTATCTCGATACCCATCAACAGCTCTTTCCTGTCGAATAGGTTGTCTGAAATATGTCGATGTAAGCCCGGGCCGTCACCTTCTTCTTCCATCTCTCCCTGGGCCCCAGGCGCCATATGCTCTTGTAGCTGTTCCTTGGCCCCTTTGACGAACTCTTCCTCTTCCTCTCCCTCTAACTCTTCCATGGCTTCATGACCTTCTTCTTCCATGTCGGCGAGGTAGTCATAATAAAAAGGATACAGAGCAAGGTGGTCTTTAGCGATGTTCTTTGCCACCTCTACGTTCTCGCTGTGCTCAAACTCAACAGCCGTGCCAAGTGCAAGCTGCTTAGGGTCGAACTTCTCGTCCTTCAGCTTCCTGTTAAGTCCTACCTTTTTGTCATCTGGGTTCTTCTTCAGATTCATAGTGGACTTAGAAGCATCGAGCATCTCGGTCTTTACTGGCTTTGACTTCAGTGAGAACTTACACGAACAGTTGTCATGCCAGGGTGGGATGTCGTCGATCGACAGGTGCTCCAGGCTGAGCCTGACACCTTCATACCGATCACACTTCTTGCACTCATCCTCATTGGGAGCGCGGTGCACATAGACTGCATCGTTCCCAGTTAACAGGAGTCCAATAGCCTGACCATACATTGTAGCCTGTCTCTTGATAGTACGATCTAAAAAGTCAGCCCTGAACTCAAAACTGTCAAGGGCAGACTTGATCATATTCTTATCATGGCCCTGTAGGACAAGACTCTCGATAGTGTCAAGCACTCTATCGGTCAGGTAGCTGATCCTCCGTGTAGCGTATTCTTGTACCTCTTTAATACGTACGCGCGCGATGGGGTCCACCGCATGCCGGAAGGCATCTGCCTGACGAATACCCTTGTAGAAGTAGCCCCTAACGATTTCCTGGTACTTACCGACGATTACACCCTCAACAAGGCGAGCCATCTGTCTACGCCAGCTGTGGTCATGTAGTTGGATAGTCTCAAGTAAATCGCGGAACAGCAAGACGAACACAGCTTCTCTAAATGCATCAAAGACTTGCATGAGGCGTCGGTTGGCACTAGACTTGCGCTTCTCGGGGCCGGACTTCTTACCGTGTTGATTCTCTGGCTGAACCTTGTTTGCGGCAGCCTTGCCACCGCGGGACTTGCCTTCTGACTTTGCACTTCGACCAGGTTTCGGAGAGGTCACAGCAGGAGACCGGGGAGCACTCGGAGCAGTGTTAGCTGCAAGGGCTTCTTTGGCCTCAGGTGTAAACGGCTCATCTAGAGCCTGGATGATCAGCCGTGGCTTCTCAATCATCTCAAAGTACATATCTTCTCGCTGGCCGTCAAGAAGTGGTTCTTCACCAAGCTCTTTACGAGCCTCTGTCTCTGTCATCAAGTGACCCTGGTACAGATTGACCGCGTTAGAGTCACGCTTGATCTTCTGCTCTACATCGATTTCGTTGTACTGTAGAGCTACTCTGTGCTCATCTTGCAGTACATCGAATGTGAAGGTGCTCTCAAGGAGCAGTTCTCCAATAACGAAAAAGTCAAAGAAGATCTGTAGGACTCCCTGGAAGTCCTTCACGCAGTCAATCAGCGCTTGTGACAGAGCGTCAGCGGTATTACGGTTAGCAGTAGAACCTTCACCAAAGTCGACAGAACTCATAGCTAAACCGGCCCAGACTCTCTCTTTGAAGTGCTTCAAGAATGGATCAGCCTTAAGGGCTTTGCCTTGGGCGCCGATAGCTTTTATCTCATGTCTCTCTGGTGTAACGATACAACCCTCAGCAGGCATATCTTCCACCTGTGTCTGGATGTGGTCTACTTCCGTACTACCATCTTCGAAAACTTGTGCAGGGTAGCTCTCCGTACCTACCGCATAATGGTACAGCGGGAAAAGATGCTGGTACACCAAAAGTTCCACGTCTTCTTCCATCCGACGTAGGACCCGCACGTCATCTAGTACCGGTGTGGTGTCAGGTGTGCCTACGGAAAATCCACCCTTCCTGTCGTGGTAGATGTGGATTATATCTTGCGGCTTCCACCTGGGCCATACACCAGTCTTCGGTGATGTGATAGGTGTAAGAATCTTCTGCTGG